CGAACCGATGATCTCGCCGGCCGACGCAACGGTACCGGTTGCCGCAAATACATCGGCCCCTTCCGTTGCGGCGAGCGAGCCGAGCGTTACGACTGTCGCGGCAAATGACCCAATATCTGCGGACTCGGTCGCAGCCAGCACGCCGGTCCAAACCGTAGCAGCGACCGCACCAACAAACGATGCAACGTCACCTTTGTTAAGTGCGTCGACGGTCGGCGTGCTGGCATCGACAGTCGGTGCAGTAGCGTCAACGGTCGGTGCAAAGACCGATGCTTCAAATGCAGCTAGCGTGCCGGTGGACACGGTCATGTCACGTGCGTGATCGTTGCCGAGGTCAGGGTCTTCGTAATAAATTCCTTGAGCGTCAGCGGCGGCGCGCCCTCGATCGCGCGCAGTCGGTTCTCATGGTCGTAGAGCACGGACGTTTCCGGCGCGGGCTCGGGCGGCACCGGCTCGGGCGGCACGTAGGGATCGGGCACGCCGCCATCAGCAAGCCATTGCTCGTACTCGGCGCGGTCGCGATTGGCTGGATCGTTGGGAATGCACGCGCCATCTGCGGTGCGGATGATGACGTCAGTCGCAGTGAGTTGATATTCGGACATGGTTCATAGTCTCGCGTCTGCGGTATACGCGAAGTTAGTGAAAATCGAGCCGGCTATTCCATGCTGTACAAACGCGAATTTGTCTTTCGCGAATGCGCCGCCAGATATAGCACCGCCCGACGCCCACCCAGCAGCGTAATATGCCACCTTATTGGCGGCGCCTACATTGTCAAAAATCGTGACAGTTGGAACCGCTCGCTTCTGAACATACGGGACGACCTGACTAAACGAACCCGAAGAGTGGGCAAACACAAGCTGGTCAAGCCCTGCCGTCCAACCACCCGGAATCACCCCATAATTCCATGAACTTTCCCAGTACCGCTTGCACGTCACCAATTCCTGATCGAACGGCCGCATGATGAATGCCGAGCGCGCGGCGGATGGCGCCTCGATGCCGGGTAGGACGACGACGCCGGTGATGCGGAAGGCGTCGGATGTCGCAGCAACCGCATTCACCTGTCCTGGCGCAGCGGAATAGTTTGCTGCCAACCAAGTATTTGCCGATGGTGCCGTTGCGCTAGAGCCTGCCGCCAGCGCAAAAACAACATTCATTCCAACCGTGTTGTCGGTAGCCCAGACGCCTGCTGTGTCGCCCGGAATGGTGACGACATTGTACTGACTTACGTCAGCAGCACTCTGCGTATAGGTAAAGGCATAGCAACGATTGCCGGCGCTGTTGAGAATAGTGCCGCTGTAAAGGCCCGGCCTGTGGTGGCTCGTCCAGAAGCCCAGTGTAATCGGCTGCGCATTTGCAGTGCCCCACGCTAGCCGGGCAACGCGATAGCCTTCGATGGATTGATAGATTTGTGCCACATCGGAAGCGCCGAGCGAGACTTCTGGCGTTTGAACACTCAGACCCAATGAGCGAGCAAATCCCGCAACAATATACGACGTCTGCGCAGCAGTGATCGCCATCGTGCCGACTAAATACAGCCTCCAGTTATCGCAAGGATAACTACCGTTAACGGTAGTCCCGCTGGCAGCTTTCTCTTGACTGACATCCATCGAGCCGTTGATCTGCATACCGTTGTAGGCCAGCGCGTCCAGCGGCGCGGCGTAGGCATATAATTCAGTGAAGTTGGCATTTGTCTTGACAAACGATGTCCGCAGCGGATCGCCGGTGCCGTCATTAGCGGCAGAGCCGATGTTGATGATTTGCTGTGTCATCGGTCAGGATGAGTGAGTAATACTGCCTGCCGTAATGGTCACGGTCTGGCCTATGCTGATCGTCGTGCTGTTGAGATTGATATCGGCACCACTCGTGCCGCATGTAAGATTATTCACTTTGGTAGTGCCGCCGCCGTCCTTGATGCGCGCAACCGCCGCGGTTCCGGCACCGGCCGCAACGCCGGATTTTGGCGCTCCGGCCATGGTGATCACGCCGCTCGATTCCGTGAAACTCGGATCGGACAACGTGATTGTTACGAGCGTTGCGGCAAACGATGCCGTACATATCTCGATATAAGCAGGCGAAGCATTGGCGTCGATCTGCAATATCGTGGCAGCCATGCGCGCCGTCTTCGTCGCTGCATCGTAGTTGACCGCCATTATGCCATCCCCAGACGGAAGGATGTGATCCGCACCGGGCCGTTCCGATAGATTCTGGTGGTGTTGAGCTTGATGACCGCATCGGATTTTTCATCGCCGACATCGCAAGAGAATACCACGCTGCCGGCAGCGGTGAGGATGCGCGCGGTCGCGGCATTGCCTTGCGCAAGTGCGGCGTCTTCCTCGGCGATCTTGTTGAATACCAGCTCGCCGCCTTCGGCGGTATCGGCCGCCGGATGGGAGAGTTTGAGCACCGCGAGTATTGCTCCGTTATCCGCCAGCAGCGCGATGGTGCCGCCGTTCATCATCTTGCCGAGCGTGTCGAGCATCTCATTGGCCGCGGCTTCCGAAAGATTGACGGTCACGGCTGCGGCTCGTCATAGATCGGCACGAGCGCGCCGTTCTCGTCCCGCTCGATGCGCAAGACCTTTGATGGGCGCTCGCTCGCGATCGGCTCCTGCAATTGGCGCGCCGCATTTGCGACTTGCCCGGCCAGCTCGGGCGGCAGCAGGATAGCGCCGTTGAGCCCATCCGCGACCATCTGCCGGACCTCGCCGCGCAACTCGGCGACGACTGCCCGCAACTCGGCGATCGTCGCTGCGGCCTGCGCCTCGATCAGCTCGCGTTGGCGCTGCCATTGCCGGCGCTCGGTATCGAGCACCTCGGCGAGCGCTTCGCGCCAGGCATCAAGAAGCAGCGCGTCGTCGTCCGATCCGGTCGGCGTTGGCAAATAGGCTTCTGACTTCTCGTGCAATGTCATCGCGGTTGGCCTTTTGCGGTGGCTTTGCGGGAGCCGGCGGCGCTGCGGGAGGCGGCGGCGCCGCCGGCGCGGCCGGGATCTTCCCGACTTGGCTCAGCGGAACGACCTGCTGCTGGACGCGTGGCTCGTCGCCAAACTCGACGCGGTCGAGCCCTTCGAGGTTGCGCGCTTCGTTCGGCGCGAAAATCCCGCCTTGCACGCCCTGCGCCAGCGCTTCGATGCGATCCTTCATCGCCGAGCGCAGCAGCGCGTCGGTGTCGAATTCCACGTATTCGTCGGGCTGGCCTTTGAGATCGAACAGCAGGCCGATCGATTCCTCGATATGATTGAGCGCGAAGCCGAGACCCGATGATTTCCAGCTCTGCATCAACAGTTCGGTCGACGAGAAGGTCGAGCCGCCGAGGCCGAGGATTTGCAGCGGAATGCGAAACGCGAGCGCAATGTGCTCATTCGACAGCTTCATCATCTCGGCGGTGGAGGCATCCCTGCCGCTCACTGCCCAAGGTTGGACTTTCAATCCAGCGGTGAGGATCGGCGTTCCGCCCTGGTGCAGACCCTTGGCCTGCTCGTTCCAGCGGTCGCGCAGCGCCTGGAGCTGGTCCTTGTCGAGCGTCAGGTCGGTCGAGAGCACCGCCGACGGCCGCGCCTCGTTGAGGTAATATCCAAGCTGCTGCCGCGCGATCGCGCTATTGACGCCGATATCGCTATAGGCCGCGACGATCGGACTTTCGCCGATCAACGGCACCGGCCAGCGATGCCGCACCGTGTGCAGCCGGATGTGTAGCACGTCGCGCTGCGGCACGATCAGCGGCTCGCCTCCGAGCCGTTTCTCGATCACCTGGTTGCCGTGCAGCTGATAGAAAATCTCGCCATTGTCGGCGAGCCGCGGATGCGACATCAGCGGGTCCATCAGATGCAGCTCGTCGATCTCGAATCGCGAATTGCGCAGCGCGAGCGCATAGGTGTTGCCCTCGAGGTAGAGCGAGCGCGTTGCGTTGAGCAGAAAGTCGGAGATCGACTGATAGTCATTCGGATGGCGCAGCAAACGCGAGAGCGCCGATGACTTGACGCGCTCCCGTCCGCCTTTGCCGTTGAGCCGCCAATGATCGCCGGGACACATGGCCACGGTCTGGGCGTAGGCCGAGACGCAGGCCTCGACCATGGCCGATTGGGTGCCGAGGCTGGCCGGCGTGTAGCCCTGCTGCCACCAGTTGTCGGCAACGCCGGCGGGCAACCACCCGCCGGTCACAGGCAAATAATAAGGGCCTGGCCGGTAATCGCCTTCACCCTTGCCGATGAGCTGGCCCGCGACGCGGGCCAGAAACCCGCGAACGTTCATGTCGACGGTGTCGCAGTCCTTGTTTGATAATTGCCGCGTTTGCCGGCCTCGGCCTGCTTGGTCTGCGCCTCATTCGGGTCCGGGCTGCCGTCAGGCTCGTGCTCGAGGACGTGGACGCCCATCGCGGCCATGTCATTTTCTTCCTGCGTCGGCGTCGGCTTGGTTGCACCAGCCGTTTTGGCCTGCTGCTCGTTTGCCTTGTCGCGGGCCGCGCGCTCGTCGGCGAGCTTCTTTTTCGCGGCCGCCGTCTGTTCGGTATCGGTCACGGTGGACCTCCTTCAGTTGTTGGAAAGTTCAGACTACCAAGTGACGCCGGTTAGCCAAGCAATGGTGCCAGTGCGGCGGATCGCCCAGGTCAACGGCAGGATCAGCCGCAAGGCCAGCATGTCGGTCTGGAACATGCTCTTGACCGGCGCAGCGACAACGTTCGGCGAGCCCGACGTGCTGATGTCGAGCGGCGTCGTGTCCTCGAAATGCAACGTGGCCTGGTCGCTGATCTCGAACCGCGGGCCGTCGCCGGTGACGCTGACGAAGTCGGCGGCGTCGATGACGATGACCGTGCCCGCCGGCACCGTGCCGGACTGGATGAACGGCCAGCCGCCGAGGCGGCCTTGGCCGATCTCGTCGCGGTACGGGAACACGCCTGCGCCGGTGGCGATGGCGAACGATGCGCTGTTGACCTGTTGCGGGTTGAGCAACCAGACCGGCTTGCGCACGTTGCCGAGCGTTCCGGTCAGCAGCGCCCCCGACAGTTGCTTGATGTCGCCGGTGAGCGCGGTGAAGCCGCCGCCGGCGGTCGGCGTCAATCCGGCGACGCCATTCAAGATGCCGGCCGGCCGGACAGTCGTCGCCGGGTTGGCGTCGAGCAGGACGGCGTCGGTCGCGACCGAGGTGTCGTAGACGATGGCATCGCGCAACAGCCCCTCGATCGCCGGGATCGAATGATCGTTGAGTTCCCGCGTCCAGGTGGTGATGACCGCCATTTTCATCGGCGTGAGCGAGATCGAGGTGAATGCTCCCTGGCGAACCGGGATCGGCAACCCTTCGCCGACGAACGATCCGGCTATCGTTGGCGTCCGCGACCGCGTCGGGATGATCAATTTTGCATTGCGGCCGAAACTCAACGACATACCCATTCCCGACAGAGGCCCGAATACCGAGGCCGCCATCAGGATCTCCATGAAGTCGACGTTGACCTGGACCGCCAGTTCCTTCGCCCATCCGGTAACGGTGGTCATGGCGGCGGCCGAGGCCGCCTTGGTCTGCCAGTCGACCACGGCCTTGAGCGGTTCGTCGTCGCCGAAGATGGCGCGGGTAACCTCCTGCACCGGCTTTCGTTCGTGATGGGCCAGCAGGCTCAAGGCGCCGGCACGGCAAAACAGGCCGATCGGATCGAGCTTTTTCCGCTCGAGGCCGAACGGTCTCGCCGGCAGTTGCGCTGCGCTGTAGCCGCCATTGCCATTGCCCTTGCTCGTCACCACCGCGCGGCCACCGTCATCACTGGTGATCGCAAGATTGCGCTCGCTATCACGCAGCGTCGCCAGGATTTCCTTGTCGTGTGCAATCTCGGCGTTTGCCTTTTGCACCGTCTCGAGCAGGTCGTTGGGATAGTCGCCGTCGCCGACGGCATCGTGCAGCGCATCGAGCTTGCTGGTTTTTTCGAGAATCAGATTTTCTCTCTCTTTGATCTTCTGAGCGAGCGACATGGTCGCGCCCTTTCTTGAGTGTGATCGCGTATCGGCTTGCCCGCCGGTGAGCCCGCGCCGTGCGATCCCGCGTCCTTTGCCTTTCCCGGCGAACACGAGATCGATGGTCGTGGGCGAAATCTTGAGCGACTTGGCGATGGCCAGCGCATTCGGGTTTGCCGGCACCGAGACCAGGCTGGTCTCGACCAATTCAGCCTTGGTGAAGAACACGCCGTAATCGGATTCCGGCCGCGGCTTGGATTCCTTTGGGCGGAAGCCGACGCTGACGGCGCGCAGGATGCCGGCGTCGATCAGCTTGCGGATTTCGTCGATGCGATCGCTGGTGCCGGCCGGCGCGAGCTCGAGGTGGCCGCGCAACTGCTTGTCGACGACGCGAACGCGCGTCCACTTGCCGATCGGCGCGTTGCTGTTGTGATTGAACAGCGCAATCGGGTTTTTCTGGAACGACGCCAGATCCCAGGAATCCGCCATGATGACATCGTCCATGCGGTCGGGCGTTTCGTCCGACAGCACGAACTCCAGCCCGTTGACCTGGCCGGCGTGGGTCTTGAAGCAGATGTCCCTGGCGGCGCCCTTGTCCTCATCCCAGGCGTCCTCCCAGATCAATTGGCAGACATCCTGGTCGCCGAGCTCGTCGCCGCAACGGCTCATGAAATCGATGTAGGATTCGTCGAGATCGGGATAGAGATCGCCTTGGCGCTGGCGCATACCCATGGCAGGCCTCCTCATTTCCAATTACGCCGCCGGGCTGGTTTCGACAGCAATCGCGAATTTGCAGTCCACGGCTTGCGCGACCGGATGGCTGCGCGAGCCTGAGCGGAATTTGATGAAGCCGATCGACTTCGTCCATCGCTCTGAAACCACGATGCCGGTGCTCGGACGAGCCGCGACCGTGACCTCGCCGCCGTCCGCCGTAAACAGAGCGTTGTAGAGGTTGCCGTCGCTCGAAACCTCGAACGTCAGATTGGCCGGCGTGAATTCTT